TATGTTACGATAAGAAAAAAAATTTGTACAAAACACGAAAAGAAATAAAAAAAATTTAGTCTTCTTCCAACAGATACCTCTAGGAATTTTCTGAAGATACACCTTGCCTTAAATTTCTTTGGTGACCATTTTTGGTCACTAAAGAAATCGGACTCCCACCCGTTCAGAAACGATCTTAAAGGAATAAATTCCTTATGGACCTCTTTTCTGAACTCGTGAAAGTCTTGCATGGGCATGGCGGTCTGCAGATATCCAATTGGTACGGATCCGTATTTTGGTTGTAGTTGAACACTATCCTCGAGGTATACTTCAAGGACCTCTTTTGAGATTCTTGAACCACTAGCTCGTGGATGTAAGTGGTCAACTGGACCAGACATGTCTCCCTGGAGATATTGGTCTTGCGACTGATAAAAATCTCCATTGAGATATGAACGAACACCGTTCCTAAGTTTTCTTGATAACTTCCATTCCTTTCGGTTGGTCGTACTGGGGTAACCCAGTCCGCCCATTAGTCGGGGAAGAGTTGGATTGATCTGGGCTTTCCTCATTATTCCGAGCGGTCGGCAGTACAGTTGCTGTACGATTTTCGCCGACGTAGTGAAAACTACGTCGGAGGTATATCGTATAGTACTCAGTACTGCAGGACCAGCGCTCAGGTAATATGGAACACCAGACTCTCCTCCTGGAAGAAAAGGCTTGATAAGTGGAATATCTAAATATTTCACTAATCTCAAGTAATTTTCTTCCACTTTCTTCTCGACTTTCTTCAGTGGTTTTCTCTTCTGATGAATAATTGACTTCTTTCCACGTTTAAAAGAATATTTTTTTTATTCTTTTTTTCGCGGATTTTAGTACAAAAATTCCCAGTGAAGGAACCTACTGGACCTATGGAATGTTTACCAGGCGAGAGCTTCCCGTTGGTATCCTCGATTACCTCACCATATTTCCTTGCTGTCTTTGATAGACACATGGAGATGAGGTCATCTCCACATGTTTCTGACATTGACTTGAAACGGAGTTTCCCTTTCTTCAACGCTTTAATTGCGTTGTTAAGGGAACCGTTTTCAGCAATGTAGATACATGCAGAGTTATAAATATTGAGAATTACCCAACTTGGAGTGTCTCCCATACGCTGACCTTCGATACCGGTAATAGTATGTTGTTCGAGAGGTGCACTCTCCGGATAGTGTAAGGTACATGTACCCATTAGAAAATCATTGATTTTCAAAAGGGGGATGTTCCCAAACACCTGTCCGAAGAAACCTTCTCTTATACCATTAAGGATCACCTGAGGAATTCGGTCTGTGGCTGCTGACATGTCAGCAGACAGAAAGACCCATTTCTTAGGCATGATCCACTTACCTTTGGCCACTAATTCTTCGACTTTAATTATAAATTCGAAGAGTTTGTGTCCTTCTCGAAGAGTCGTTTGAGTTTGAGGACCGTTATCTAGGAGTCCCATTCCAGTTTCC